GTACTGGGATAAGAAAATACAAAAGAATTACACTTATATGTGTAGTCTTTATAAATTTGGGCTACTTAAGACTAAGATAGAATACTTAACAGACTACAACCTGACTATGCCGTTGGCGTTTGAGAATAAGCTAAGCATATTCGAGGAATTAGACTTGTACGCAGTTGAAGTAGCGCCATTAAATCAATCCATTATTAGGCTTGCAAATAAAAACCCACTACGCGCAATCTGCGAAGTGCTGCTAATGATAGCAATGGAGCGTGATAAGTGAATGAATCTGAGCAGTACCCAGAAAAGATACGCCAATGCCATAACAAGCTAATGACCATGCAAGCTAATAGGCTTAATGAAATGGAGTTAGAAATAGGCACCAAGTCATTACGAGCACTAGAGAAGATGATTAAGCATTTATCTAAAAGCGGTGATGGTGAAGTATTAAGAATGGCATTAGAAGAAAGAAACCGGATAAGCGGGTATTTGTATTCTATAAACAAGTAATACACAGGTTATTAACAGGGGTTAGAGATGAAATTAAGAAAGGGCAATAAAGATCATTTAGATATGATCAAATCTAAAAATCCAGCAATTATTAGGGATAATAAAGCTGGAGCTGTATTTTATATTGGTGATTGCTATGAAAAACCAAAAAGCAAGATTGAAGATTGGTTTAATAGAAAGCCTATAAAATGGTCAACAAGAAGTATGCTTGATCACCCTAGTTATCTTGCTGACTTAAAAGGGCCGTTTATTTGTCTGAATGTAGATTGCGGGCTTCTTAGTTATCGCCATTATTTTTATATGCAAGATTTCAAAACACACAATGAGCTAAAGGAGCGCATCAAGGGGGGAATTGCCACTGTACAGCCTGTCTTTAATGACTACAGCCTTGGAAAGGAGAGCCTTAAGTCAGCAGAGGAAAGGCTTGGGATAATAAAATACGGCTCTAGAGATAAGAAAAAGATTGAATCAAAAGAGACTTATGACGAGCCTAGTGGTAGTACAGTAGCATTGCTTAGTATTCTTGGTTTGGTGGCTTTTTGTCTTGCTATTTACTCTATTGTTTCAGTTGGCGGCTAGGTACAATCGGAGGGGTTAGATTTTATTATTTAAAATGGTAGAATCTGACCATTAATCAAAAGGTGACAGCATGAAAACCACAACCAAGAAGCCAATAAAGAAAACAAAGAAGCCAGCAAAGAAAAAGACAATTGCAGCAGCGGGTGGGAATGGTAAGCAACGGAAGCCGGATTATGCTTAGTATAGTATCCCCTGTTCTATTGGTTTTTGTGGTCATGCTGTCATTAGTAGGGCAGGCATGGCACAGGCTGTTATGCGCTATAATGGTCATTATTCCAACAGTTCTTCATTATTATTTCTTTGATAGTGAGACGGGGGCTGTATATTACGGTTCAGCAATGGGGTTTAGTGCACTTACAATAGCATTGCTTCAATTTATTAAACCAAACGGCAAGCCCTCCGAGCTGGTTGTCCATCTTCAAATTATTTCTTATGCGTTATTAATGGCCAATATAGCAGGCTACTTTATGTGGTATGCCTATATGTCACCTGCGTGGTACAATGGAATTTGTTTATTCCTTGCAGTTATAGAAGCTGCTAGGCTATTGATTCACACCGATGGCGATAAGAAAGATGGAATTGATGGCCGCTATTATAATTTCAATAATAATGCTAATAAGCGCGGCTTGGGTAGTGGGAGCTAATATCTATGAACGACATAAAGCAGCAAATAGTCGAGCCGATATTAACAAACCCTAAAACTCAGGCATTGGTGGCCAGCTCTACTGTAGGAATAAGCGCAGGCTCAAGTACAATGGAAAGCCTGCAAAACATATTTGGTTTATTAGGCATGGTGTTAGGTTGTGTGCTTAGTGCGGTATTGATATACAAGAACTTAAAAGAGCTTAAAAAATAACAGGGGTGTTATATGGGTTCCATAAAAGATATTAAAACTGGTGATAAAATAACCATAGAAGGCTTAAATGTATCGCCTACTGGGAAGATGTATTTTGGCAAGAAAAAGAAAACAGGCAAAAAAAAGCCAGACCATATTTTAATTGCTAAATAAACGGTTTCTAGTGCGCCTCAGGCTAGACTAAAACCCCTGTGATACTGAGGCAACCTAAAGGCTATTAAGCCTTTTTTTGGGGTTTTTAGAAGTAAATACGAGCGAGATACGAGATATGCCAGAGTTCACAGAAGATAGGCAGCCAGAGAAGCGTAGAGGGCGTAGCACTAAGAATAAGATACTTGATGCCATTAAGAGCGAGTCTGTAAGAGAGTTTGTTGATCTTGGCGTTAATCCTACTAGAGAAGAGGCAGAGAATGCTTTTTTCTCTCATATTGCAAAGCGTGCATTCAATATAGACGACAAAGACTCAGGGCAAATGCTAAAGGTCTTAGCAGATAAAGGCTGGTCCAGTGTTAAACCTACAATGGAGCGAGTAGAGTTTGAATTTGATTCTACTTCCTCACCTGATAAACAAGCATCACAAGTATTAGAAGCTGCAAGCAAAGGGCTTATATCGCCTGATGTTGCCAATATGTTTATCGACTCAATATCTAAAATGCTCAAGATTGACGAAATAACCACTATTAAAAATCGCCTAGAAGCTATCGAGAATGCATTGAATGAACGCAATTCTAAAGAAGATTGAAAGCTTTGAATCTATGATTGCGACCGCATCCGGTTCTAAGGAATGCACGCCATATGGTTTATATCAGCCTAGCGAGCATGGCCCTGAATTAGTAAAGACAATTAAATACGTAAAGGGTGAATGGATAGAAACAGATGAAAAGCCCAAGGCATCCTTACCTATTAAATTAGAGCCAGTATTAACTAGGCCAAAGCGGTTCATTGTTATTATTGGTGGCCGTGGTTCGGGCAAGTCTCAATCTGAGGGCCAAATAGAAGCAGTTGAAATGCATGATAAAGGTGTAAAGATTGCCTGCTTCCGTGAATTCCAAAACTCTATTGATGACTCAGTGCAAAGCCTATTAGCTAATCAGATCAGAAAGATTAATCTAGATGGCTTCACTTTCACCAATACATCAGTTAAATGCAATAACGGCGCAGAGGCTAAATTCAGGGGTTTGGCTCGCAATCCAGATTCTATTAAATCAATGGACGGGTTTAAGCGGTTTTGGATAGAAGAAGCGCAAGCCACATCAGAGAATAGCCTTAAACTACTTACACCTACTATGCGTGAATCAGGTGGTGTAATGGTATTTACTGCCAACCCTGCATCAAGTGAGGACCCTTTTTCTAAGCGATTTATAACACCGTTTAAAGATACCTTGGACCGTGAAGGTATTTATGAGGACGAATTACACTTAATCATTGTGGTGAACTATCTTGATAATCCTTGGTTCCCAGAAGAGCTGGACCAAGAAAGGCGTTGGGATTATGACAATCTACCAAGGGCTTTATATGATCACATTTGGATGGGGCAGTTTAATGACTCTATCCCTAATGGCTTAATTATGTCCGAATGGTTTGATGCTTGTATTGATGCACATGTTAAGTTTAATTTTGGCGGGCGTGGAATCAGAAAGGTTACACACGACCCATCAGATCAAGGGCCGGACCCTAAAGCCACTCTATTGAGAGAGGGTAATGTAATCCTTCAAGTAGAAGAGAGGGATGACCTAGATGTAAACGAAGGTATGGATTGGGCAACAGGTTTTGCGATAGACAATAACGTAGACCAATTTGAATATGATGTTGGTGGTATGGGTGCAGGATTAAAACGCCAAGCTAATACTGCCATGGATGGGAAGCATATTGATGTTTATCAATTCAATGGTGCTAGTAGTCCTGATATGCCAGATAGAATCTATGAGCCTGCTATCGGTGATAACTCGCAGAAGCAGAAAACCAATAAAGAAGTATTTAGGAATCTTAGGGCGCAAAGTTACGCATCACTAAGGGACCGCATATATATGACCTATCGAGCAGTTACAAAAGGCGAAATGGTGGACCCTGAGAAGCTAATAAGCTTTAGCTCTGATATTAAGCATCTATCAAAGTTAAGGTCCGAATTATGCCGGCTACCCATCAAGCCTAACGGTTCTGGCTTGTTTGAGTTGTACACTAAGGATACAATGCGCAGTAAGTTTAAATTGTCAAGTCCGAACCTAGCAGATTGTGTTATGATGTCGGAAAGAATTCACATAAAACAAGCTGCCATAGAAGATATGTCCCGCTTGTATGTAAGCTCAGTTAATCACTGGTGAGTAGATGAAAGATATACAAGAAATATTAACGGATTTTAAAGATTCCATCGGCTCATCCTATGATGTTAATCAGCAATGCTTAGAAGATATGGCCTTTGCTCATATCGCAGGTATGCAATGGGTTGGCAGCGATAAAGATCAGTTTGTTAACAAGCCCAAGCCTGAAAACAATAAACTATTCAAAAGCATTAACCGCCTATTAGGTCAATATGACAGAATGGAGTTGAACGCCCGTATTGCTAGTGCAAGTAATGAAGCAACGGATGAAGATGCAGATTTATTGCAAGGTCGCTGGCGTAATGATTTTAATATGTCGGATGGTGTTGAGGCTTATAGTAATGCAGCTAAAGAGGCATTCTTTGGTGGCTTTGGTGCTGTTAAAGTTGTGGCAAAGTATGAGGATGAAGAAAATCCAAGTGATGACAATCAGTATCTTTGTATTGAGCCTGTATATTCAGCGGCTAGTTCGGTTGTATTCTCTGCTGGCGCTATTCGCAAGGATAAGCAAGACTCAAAGCAAGGCTGGCACTTAGTAAAGGTTAATCGCAAAACAACTGAGGAAGAGTTCGGTGTTGATCTATCGTCATTCCCTCAATCTACACATGACAACTTCTTTAGCTGGTGCGGTGATTCAACCAAAGATGTATATGTGGCTCATTATTATGAAGTCATTGAAAAGAATTTGACTGAGTACCAATTCGAGCTTGAAGGCCAGCAATTGATTATCACTACTGGTGACGGTATCAAAGACCAGTTTGGCGACAAGGTAACAAGAGCTGAGCTTGACGAACTGAAAGAGCTATTGGAATACAAAACAATCCGCCGCAAAGTTAAATATGTCGAATATGCTTTAATGTCGGGCGATAAATTCTTAATCAAGCCAACTAAAACCCCTTTCAAATCTATCCCTATTATTCCTCAGTATGGCTACCATGTTGTTATTAATGGTGAAGAGCACTATTGCGGTGAAGTAGCTAGACAGCGCGATAATCAGCGCTTCCTAAATATGGGCTTTGGCTCAATGATGGAGATAATGGCGCAAAATCAAGTAGCCATTCCTGAGTACACGCCAGAACAAGTTAATAAGCACGCTGCATTCCATGCCCGCAAAGGTATCGATAACCCTCCTTACTTGCTTACTGATGCTATTAAGGATGCTAACGGAAACCCTATCCACTTTGGCCCTATTGGTATGCACCAGCCACCACAGCTTGGAACTGGCCTAGCAAGCGCACTGCAATTCCTTGATTCTAATATCGCAGACCAAGCGGGCACTGGACAATCTACCTTGCCTAGTAATGCAGCAGCCTCAGCTATTCAGCAAGTTAATGAGCGCCAAGATGATGCTTTCCAAGAATTATTCCAGAATGCTATACAGGCTATCAAGGCAGCGTGCAAAACATGGCTGCCAGCAGCTCAAAAAATCTACTTCTCTGGTTCACGTCAAATGCGCATTCAGGGCCCTGATGGCTCTTATAGCCAAGTGGAAACTCTTAAATATGTGATGACAGATCAAGGTTATGGCCCTTATAAGAATTCAGCCCGTGGCAAGTATGATGTAACTGTTAAAATGGGCGAGTCTCACAAATCAGTTAAAGAAGCAGAAGCACAAGCGGCTCGTGAGCTATTGCAGTATGCGGACACCTCAACACCAATGGGGCAGGCGGTTCTTATGTCAGCCGTTCAAGCTACTACCGGTGAAGGTCAGGCGAGTATTCGTAAGATGGCGCGCTTTAATGAGATTAAGTTGCTTATTCAGCAAGGTATTAACCCTAACCTTAAAACTGATGAAGAACAGCAATACGCTCAACGTGTTATGCAAGAAATACGAATGGCAGCACAACAAGCACAGCAAAATAACCCAATGATGATGGAAGGCCAAGCCCGACTAATGGAAGGTCAAGCTGCCCTACAGAATGAGGTTAATGACGCTAACAAGATTGAAATTGATAAATTCAAGGCTTTAACTGATAGGCAGAAGCTTGAGATTGAAGCAGCCAAAGCTGGTGTATCTATTGAGAATACGCAAGTCAAAACACAAGGCGAGCTACTTGATCAGCAACTAAAGGTTAATAAGGCGATGATGGGGCAGCTTTAATACCCCTATGTCACCTTGTAGAATTTATCTTTAATTAATGCTGACTCAATATAGAAATCATGCCCTTTATCATTGTGTGCGATAGCAAGGCGCTCACCAGATGGTAGGGGCATTGTGAGTATATTGAAGCCATTAGGCAGGGTTTGTGCTGCACTGATGCGAGTCAAATTATAAAGCAATGCTTCATCGTATTTTTCATTTAGCAGTTTTGCAGCTTCTTTCTTGTTCATTTCATACTTTCTTAACCATTTCCATATAAACGTATTCATCAGCTTCTTTTGATATTCTCTTTAGTTCAGCCCTTTCTGATATTTCCTTTCTTTTTATTACTGAGGTAGTTATTAGACTTCTAATAATCTTGGTTAATATAGCTAATTGAGCATGACAAAGCGGGTGTTCAATTGCCATGCGCTCACAGCAAGAATGTGATTCACCGTTAATTTCAAACTCACACAAAATAAGAACTGAGTTATAACGCTGCTCTGCACTCCATTTAAGGCCTTTTGTGTATCTTTGCATGTATTTATCTTGCTTCATGGCTTGCCCCTGTTTATTAAACCCAGATGCTACCACTAACAATCAATAAAGCATTGGCCAAAACTACCAAAATATGGTTTAGGTTGTAAGTTTTTGCTAATCATATAAAATACATGAATGCGCCCCATTGATGCCATAAATCAATGTTATACGTTAGCCATATGAACGGAGAATAAGATATGGATTCTGGAGATATGTCAGAGATTAAAGAAGAAGCAATTCAACCTGATGATGTTGTGGTGACTGAATCAGAGACAACCGAGGCTACACCACAAGCTGAGGCAATCGAAGAGGCTGAATTTTATATCGAAGATGAAGGCGACCAGCAAGAAGAGCCTAAAGACGATAGTGGAATGACGGAAAACCAGCTTAAAGCTGCCTTTAAAGAAGAAAGGGAAAAGCGTAAGCGCAAAAATGCTGAGTTAGATGCTGCCAAGAAAGAAACGGAAGAGCTAAAGCAGCGATTAGAGCGAGCGGAAAAGCTAGCGATTGAAGCGGCAATGGGTAAAAAACCTAATCCTTCTGATTTCCTTGATGCACAGGATTACCATGATGCATTAGAGGAATACAACCGGAAGCATCAGGAATACGCACCTAAGGCAGAGCAACAAGAGCAGGCACAAGCTAACTCTTATCAGCTTAGTGATGATCAGGAGTTCCATGCTTATAAAGGTCGTGAAGAATTGCGCAAGCATTTCAAAGACTTTGATGAAGCAGAGGATAGTGTATTTGAGTGGGTAGGCTCACAAGGCTTGCCAACTGAACAGGTTAAAGCTGGCGTTATTGCTTTGACTCACTTGCACGATATTGATTACGCGAAAGCTATTTATGCGATTAATAAGCTACCAGCTCTTAAAGACCGATTGTCAAAAGCCCCAAATGATAAGGCGATTGCAGCGGTATTAAAGGAAGCGGCAAGCAAGATTAAAACCCGTCAGGCCGCAAAGATTGACTCTAAACCAGAACCAACGCTTAGCAGCACAGGTTCTATTAGTGTAGCTCAAAAGGCACTAGAAAAGGCGCGCAAGGATTATGCTGAGAATGCATCAATTGCGAACTTTAAGAAGGTTGTTGCTGCTAGAAAACAACTTAATTAAATTTAAAAGGTAAATAATATGGCTAACACATTTAGCAAGGATAAAATGGCTACCCTGTTTGAAGAAACAGCGGCCACTACCTCCTTAAACCTAACCCTGTCTAAATCATTAGACACTTATGACATGTCGGAAGCTTCTGACAAAGGCCGCACTGATGATGCTGCTGGCTCAGGTGCGGATACTGAGTGGATTCCTCAAGAATACCGCTTTACTGTACAGGATGGCATTGAATCAACGTCTGGTGACTTCCAAGACCTGATTGACCGTAATATCCCAGTACGCCGTAACAAGGCAAAACGCATTCTTACTCAAATCAAAACTAAAGATTTGCGTGACCCGATGCGTTTAGAGCGTGCCAAAAAAGGTATGGCCAAGGATATTGCTAACGCAGTAGATTTAACCGCCTATGAAACAATGCGCAACCGTGCAAACATGACCTTAGCCTTAACTGGTGACTTCTCTTATGATGACGCAATTCTTGCAGAGTCTAAGATGCTTAACCAAGGTCTAGGCCGTTATGATAAGAAGCTTTGCCTTTCTATCCCTCATTACAATAAAGTAGCTCAAGCTTTACAAACTGCAAACCGTGATGTAGCAGTTGAAGGCGCTCTACGTAATGCGATGGTTGGCAACTTGTCTACTTTTGACACTATGCGCGCTGAATACATTAGCTCTTTAGCTGCTAACGCAACTACTGGCTTAACTGTAAATGGCGCTCAGTCTCACACTGTGTCTACCTATGATGGTTCTGGTGATTTCTACCTAGATAACCGTCAAATGACGCTTTCTATCACTGGTGCAACAACCACCAATTTCCCTGCTGGTACTAAGTTCACTATCGCTGGCGTTAATGCGGTAAACCCTGAATCACGTAGTGACAATGGCGAGCTTCAAGAGTTCACTGTAGTAACTGCTGGTACTGGTTCTGCTGTTATCTCGCCTGCAATCATCATTACTGGCCCTTACCAGAACTGTACTGCTGAGGCTGGTGCTGCTGCTGCGATCACCATTCTTAACATTGCAAGCAACGCGCCTTCACTGTTCTATACCCCTGAGTCTACGTTCTTGGTTCCGGGCTATTTACCAGTTGAACAAGCTGCTGGCGGTGTTGAAACCTTCAACGGTGTGACTGATAACGGCCTACCAATGCGTATGACTATGTGGTGGGATCCACACGGTGAGGCGCTAAACATCAAGACTTTGATTTTCTTTGATGTTGCAGTTGTTCACCCAGAGCAAGTGGGTATCATCTTAGACAAACAAGTCTAAGCAAATAAGGGGCTTAACGGCCCCTTTTCTCTTTAACTTTATAGGGGTGCAATATGCGACACGTTTTTAAGCCACAAGGCGCATGGAAAGATCAAGACGGCTTTGAATACACAGTTAAAGCTATTAACGAACAAGATCATTTAAAGTATCTTCAAGATGGCTGGTTTAATTCATTAGGCGATGCTAAAGCTATTCAGCATGAACCAACTGCAAAAGCTATTGATGTAGACGGCGGCGAGCGTGAGCGCTTCCTGCGTGACGAGATAGTACGAATGAACGGCAAAGCGGGTGGCCGTTGCAGCATGGAAACGCTAGAAGCCAAGTACGCAGAATTGAAAGCAGCGGAAACCGAGGCAGAGTAATGATAACAAAAGGCAAGATTGCAGAGCGCGCGCTTGATAGCTTAGGTATTGGCGGCAATTATGAGTCAGATATGATTGTGCGCGGTATTGATAACCTAGATGATATGATGCTTGCATGGGAGCAGGACGGTGTAATCCTTGGTTATAATCATACCGATGAAACAGCTAACCCAAATGATGACTCAGGAATCCCTGATTATTCACGCCAAGCCGCAATTTTAAATCTTGCCTGTCAATTAGGAATGGTATTACGCCTACCTATTGACCCTCACTTATCTATACGAGCATCTAACGCTTATAAGAATTTAATCCCAATAAACCCACCGCAAATGGCACCTAATCCTTACATGCCTTTAGGTGCAGGCTCACAGCCTTATTGTGGTAGTACATATCCAGCGTATCAATCACAGGGTGAAAACCAAATATTAACAGACAGCGGATCACCGTTATTAGTGGACGAGTAATTATGAACTTAGGCAAATTTGGGACATTCCTCAAGAATCTAACCAAACAAGATACAATAACCGATACCGCATTAATTCCATTTACAAATAAGGATGGCAGAAGTCGCAATATTAGTTATCAGAACCTTAAAGCCAATCTTGAAAAGGGTGGTGTTAGTGCAAAAGTAAACAGCGACCCATCATCAGAGGTTGCCGTTGTATCGGTTCAAAATGATAACATCGGTTTGGCTACTAATTCGGCTGGTGTGCTTACTCTTGATATATCTAAGCTGCCAACAAATGTACCAGTTAATTCCATTAAATATGTCCGCACAGCTGATGATCTAGCAGGGGCCTTGGATAGTTCGGTTGCCTATGTGCTTGATAGTGTAATTAATATGGGCACGCAGACAGTCCTAGTGCCTGCAACTGGCTTAACAATCATCGGATTTTCTTTTGATGTGTCTGGCTTATTCTCTGATCAACCTAACCACACTGTTTTCTCTTCACCAGTAGGTGGTTCGGGCAATCTATACATGCGTGACTTTAAAATCACAACTAATGGCACAGGCTCAAAGGTTTACAATCTAACTGACTCTGATGGCCTGCACGCCGTTGAAGTATTAAGTGTTAATTTCGATAACTGCAAAAGTCTTGGCGAGATTAATGGATACCGTCAAGGTTTTGAATCTGGCACTGGTCGTATATTTGGTTCACCCGAATTAACCTTAAGTGGCAATTGGGTTGGTGGCTATCGTGCAACATCAAGTATAGCTGTAGTGCTGGATGCAGGATTTACTGGCACCTTGTTTAAAGCTGGCGCTGGCTTTGTGATGAACAACCGTTTCTTAACTGATATGAATGTAGATCTGCCTGCTGGCGCTTCATTCTCAGATTTCACAACCGCCAACTTCCCGAATCCTTCTACAATTCAGGTTAAAGGCGGCACATTTACCCGTAATGGTGTATCTAACCCTAATGATACAAACATTCTTCCGAATCTATCACCTAGTGATCTTGAATGTGACTGGGATAATAACCGAGGTATAGGCAATACATACGTAGGCGGCACTACAACATTAAGCGCCGAGAGTGTTACAAATATTGTTGCAGCGTCTACCTTTTATAATCTTGCTGGTACTTATTCTACTGCTGATTTGCAGCACTTTGATTCACCTTCTCAAGGCTCATTGCGACACATAGGCACAAACCCTAGGGATTATAAGATTAACCTATTTTATGTAGTCACAGGCAACTCAGGGGATTCATTAAGCCTTAAGATTCAAAAGTGGGATGATTCTGCTGCTGGCTTTGTTGATGTAATTACACAAACCAAGGCGGTAAATAATCTGGTAGGCAGTGCGGATTTGGCGTTCTTTAATATAGTTAAGAGCGTGACATTAGATCAAAATGACTATATTAGGCTTCAAATATCAAACAACTCAAATACAAACAACGTAACCGCAAAACTAGAATCATTCTACGAGATTGCAGAGCGTTAAATATAAGCCTGTGTTATGATTAATTAAAATTACATAAGTGGTATTTATGCAAGAGCTTCCATTAAACGGGTTTTATGACTCAGAAAGCCAAAAGCTATCGAATAGGCGGTGCATTAATTTTGTGCCACTGCCTAGTGATAATGGCTCATTGTCTACACTTTCCTTAATGCCAACCGTTGGTAGGCAGAAAGGAAAGAATATTGATAACAATACTAATGTGCCAGTTGATACCAATGTAAACACTACTAAACCAGTAAGAAGCAACTCGGTTCAATGGACTGTTAGTAATATACCAAGCACTGTATTTGTTAAAGATCAGGCCGTGGTCGCAATGGGCGCTAGTGGGCCTTTAAATGTAAGCAGACTGCTTAAGTATGATGCTAACACTGTGCAACCGGATGGTGAGCGCGTAAGAATAGCAGTAAGCCCTAATACTATTGTTATTGTTGGATATGGTCGCAGAGATAGTGCATCAGTATCTAACAACTATTACATACAATATTCACAAGGCAATGCTTTTAACTGGAACCTGCATCCAACTGCATTATCAACAAAACCAATAGTTGATGTGGCGTTTCTTGGTGGTCGCTTTTTGTACTGCAATTATGACCCATCAAACCCTAGGGTTTACTATTCCTCCCTTACATCACCAGTAGCTGACCCATTAGACTTTATTGCACCAGATGGCAATACGGGATTATTAAAGGGTATCGAGGTGTTCTCTAATATCCTTTATGTGTTTGGTGAGACTAAAACCTACCTTTACCGTGTTTCTGATAATGTTGATTTGCCCTATTCACTTATAGGTTCTGTGGATGTTGGTCTGTATCAGCCTGAATCTAAAGTTATAACTGGCAGTGGAATATTCTTTATTGGTAAAACTGCTACAAATAACTACGGCTTATATAAGATAAATGGCGGCTCATTCCAAAAGATAAGCAACCCTGCTATAGAGTTCCAGTTAAGCAAGAATAATCTTTATGATACATATGGTGCCACTGATAACGGGAATAATCCTAAGTGGCCAGACTATATACCTGTATTTAAGATGAATGACAGCGATCAGGATATTGTTGTATTCAACTCGCCTAAGATATGCCTATGCTTTAGTGAGAGTTATAACCTATGGCATGAGCGCAAAACATACGGCCGTGATAATTGGGACTGCATAGGGTATGGCCTAACCCCAGAGGGGCCAGCGTTTATATCTGACACATGGGCAGAAAATAATACAGGTGGCTATGATACAAATATCTCAGAAGTTAATAGATATAGCGGCCTAGAGCTTGGCAGCCTTGTTAATAGAGAAATGACCAGCTCACCATTCAACGCTATGAACGACAGGATGATTGTGCCAGAGCTTCAACCAATCGTTGAAATTGATTTTAGTGAGCCAGATCAATTATGGCCAGACCCTCAAATAATGATTTCAGTGTCATACGATTACGGTGTCACTTTTGAAAAAGAGCGCTCACTTGGTACAGGTAGGATAGGCAGCTATAAAGAAAAAACAAGGTTCTTTAATTTTGGATATGTTGACCAAGCATTTACGGTTAAACTTAGGGTTATGAATCCATACCCTACAAGAATTATTAAGCTTTTAGCTAGAACTGAGAAAGGTGTTTATTAATGCAAAACCTTAGCGGTAATAGCTTATCAACAGAAGAGCTTTCAAGTGTACTTGGTGATAGTATTAGGGCCTTCTTGTTTGTGCAGGCTTTACAGGCTGATAACTTACAGATGCCAGCAGTTTACTTGCAAAAAGATTGTAAAGTGGTTGGTGGTAATCCTACATTCCCGCCACTGCCGAGTGATAAGATTGGATTAATGTTTTTATCATCAGGCACCTATGAGGCGGCCGTAGTTGGTGGTGTAGATAAATGGAGGCGATTATATGACGGCACAACATTTGACCCCTCCACTAATATCCCTTGAGGAAATAGATAGGGAGCTAGCCTTTTCCTATATGGATGAAGAGCTGAAAGATAGGGTGTTTCAAGATTATGTGGATTTGTCCATAAACCAGCTTCCAGTTAATTATGAATATGTAGGCTGCCTTATTAATGGCGAGTTAATTGGGTTTATCCATCTAGCAAGGTCGAGGCGGTTTATTGTTGATATACATATAAACTTCAATAAACCCAAAAGAGGTTATGCAGCAATATTTGCTAAAAAGGTTATTGATAACTTAATGCAAAGAAGCGATATAAACAGGGTGGAATCTGAGATACCCGTTATATATAAAAGCATGTTAAAATTCGTACAAAATTTAGGCTTTATTGTTGAGGGTGTTAAATCTGAGGCTTTTTTAAAGCACAACAAATGGCATGATTCATACATAATTGGATTAACGAGGAATAAATATGGGCAGCTTAAGCATAGATGACTTTGACCCTACAACAGAGTCAGGTTTAGCCAACATAGCAACAGGTGGTCTTTATGAACTTCAAAAAGACCCAGTAACAAAGGTTTATGACGAGCTAACTGGTGCGGAGCAAGAACAGGCCATGAAGGATGCCCTTGCGCAACAACAATCTGCACAAGCTAATCAGCTTGAATTCTTAAAAGAACAATATGGCGACTTAACAGCAGCCCTTTCCCCTTATCGAGAAGCGGGTGAAACATTCCTACCTCAATTACAAGAAATGCTAAGCCCAGAAGCTAGAAGCGAATACATCGCGAACTACTTGCAAGGTGATGAATACCAGCAGTTACAACAGCAAGCATCTAATCAATTACTTCAATCAGCGGCTGCTACAGGAAGCTTAGGCGCTAGTGGCACGCAAGATAGATTAGCCCGTCAAACCTTGCAAATGGGTAATCAACTAGGCGGACAAGCTTATAATTCAGCATTAGGCAACCTATTAACAGGTACTAACCTAGGATTCGGTACATTTGGCACACAGCTTCAAGCTCAAAACCAATTAAACCAAGGCACACAAGCAGGCTTGCAAAACATGGGCAATCTAGCATTCCAGCAAGCTAGTATTGGTCAAGGCGGGATTCTTGGTGATCTAATGCCACTAATTCAAACTGGCGCGTCAATTTACGGAGCGGGTTAATATGCCAACTACACAAGAAGTATTAATGGCTGAGCAAATGCGCAGGCAGAATTCACCACTTGCGCAACTAGCTCAAGTAGGCGGAAATATATTCCAAGGTTATCAGAAGAGACAGCAAGCAGAGGGTGTTAAAAAAGGCCAAGCTGCTGCTGCTAACTTCCTAAATCTTGCCGTTCAAAACCCAGATAGGCAGGATGAATACCTCACTCAAGCACTACAAGCTGACCCTCAGTTTGTGAAGACGTTCTTTGATGCTAAGAAAGCTCAGGTTGATACCATGGGTGGCGCGGCACAGCAGAAGCCATTCCAAATGGGTGAGAACGGGCTTGTATTCAACCCAAATACAGGCACTTATAGTGTAGATCAGACCGCTAAAGACATGCTGACCAAAAAAGCAAAAGCTAAAGCTCAAGAGGGTTCAAAGCTTGGAGTTAAGGATATTCAAGGCATTAACAAAGATGTAACTGGATTAATTAAAGACACAGTTGGCATTAGCAGTGCTGCTAGCTCGCTAGATAATCTTAAGGCTTCAAGTTCACCATCAGCTCAATTGGCGGCTATATTTAAGTTTATGAAAGCTTTAGACCCTACCTCAGTTGTGCGAGAAGGCGAGCAGGATATGGCAAGAAAAACAGGTGGTCCAGCAGATTACTTGGTTGGCTATGTTAATGACATTCAGGGCAAAGGCGGCCTTACACCGGAAGTATTCACCGACATGGTCAACACCTCTAAAAACCTAGCTAATTCTGCTATTAGTACAACTCAAACAGAAATTGAATCATACTTGGATGTCTTTGGTGACACTATTCCAGAAGACTTTAAGGCCAAAGTTAAAAGCAGGATTCCAGCTACAATGGGTAACTCCGAGCAGGTTGATTCGGATATATCGGAAATGTCTGACGATGACTTGAAAAAATCACTGGGGTTGTAATGGCTACTAAAGAAGAGATGTTGATTGAGGCTAATAACAGAGGTCTTCTTTCTGGTGAGAAGAAAGAGGCTTTTGATCTAGCAGTTAGTCGCGGGCTAATCAAGCTTCCAAAACAACAAATTACAGAAGAAGAGTTTACCGAGCGTTATGGTGATACCCCTGATATTGACGGAATTATCGCGCCTCAAGAAGCTAAGCCAGAACCAACAATTACTGAAAAAGCTATTGGTGCTGGTGAGGCTGCTTTAACGACCGCCACAGGTGTAACAGGTGGCACGCTTGGTATGATTGGCGGCACATTCCAAGGCTTGATTGATGAAATACGCACTGGTGAGTTTGGCTCTAATGAAGCTGCAAATCGTATCGAGGCAAAAGCAAATGAGCTTATGTCTGCTTTGACCTATGCACCACGCACTGAGCAAGGCCAAGAATACGTTAAAGGCATTGGCGAGGCTGGCGCACAGTTAGCACCGCTAGCTGGATTATCCGGCCCATTAGCTCAGGCTGGCCAGCTTAGTAAAGCCGCAGTACCGCAAGCAAGGGCAGCCATAGCGCCAGTAGCACAGAAGGCAGTTCAAGCGGCTAAACCAGCTCAAGAAGTAGCTAAGGGTGTATTCCAATATCAAAGCCCTACCAAGCAAAAGATAGCACAAATGCTTGAGGCTAATGTGCCAGATATTGAAACAGCGCAGTACAAAATAAAAAAACCATCATCAGGAAAGCAGCAAACGGGATTAGCCAAGGCGCTTAATGCAGGTGGGGCAAAAATAGAAAAAGATAAAATAGCTATTGGCGCTATAGATCAAGGATTTGATGAAGGAGTAATAGCATCAGTCAAAGGCGCTTCTAAGGCTGATAAAACTGATATGCTGCAAATGCTAAATGTATTTGAAAAGGGCAAAAGGAATCAATTATACGCCGCTAAAAATCGCCCTACAGACATTATTGGCAATAGGGTTTTGCAGTCATTCAACGAAGTCAAAAAAGCAAATAGAAAAGCTGGCACTGAAATTGATAAAATAGCACGCTCTTTAAAAGGTAGGCAGGTTGAATCTGCGCCTATAGGTAGTCGTTTTATTAATGAACTAAATGATATGGGTATAAGTGTATCTGATGATATGAAGCTTATATTTAAAGGTTCGGATGTTGAAGACTTATCAAATGTAGAGAGAACATTATCAACAGTGTTTCGTAGAATGACGGGGGACAAAGCCCCTGATGCTTACGAGCTACATAGAATGAAACGCTTTATTGATGAACAAGTATCCTATGGAAAGGCAGGCGAAGGCTTAACGGGCAAGGCTGAGTCAGTCTTAAAGTCATTGCGCCGAGATATTGACAGTGTACTCGATGAAAACTTTAAAGATTACGATAAAGCCAATACAATGTACGCTGATACTATAGCCGCTATTGATGATATCCAATCAGTAGCAGGGAAAAAGCTTGACCTAACAGGCGAGAATGCAAACAAGGCACTAGGAACGCTTATGCGCCGTGTTTTGAGTAACGCACAATCTAGGGTTAATGTTGTTGATGCGGTTGCTGGGCTTGATGATATTGCCAAAAAATACCCCTCTCAAATTGCTATAGAAGGGCCAAAAATGGCAGGTCGCAAGCCTGATTTAACTCAACTAATACTATTTGCTGATGAACTTGACTCAAGGTTTAAGCCAGTAGCAAGAGGTTCTTTCCAAGGTCAGATTGAGCAGGTTGCAGAGCGTGGCCGTCAAATTGCTACAGGTGGAAGCTCTACAATGGCGGCGGCTGATGCAGTAGTGGGTGCAGCGGCAAGAGGTTTAGATAAGATTAAAGGTGTAAGTGATCAAAAGGCATTTGCAGCAATGAGAGAATTACTTAAGCAAGGTGATAAATAATGGCTAATCAAATAAAAGCCCCAATAAACTATCCTGTTATTGCAGGTGGTAAAATAGTAGCAGGCGGCTCAGTGCTGTTTGGTCAGCCTAATGTTAAACCGGATGAAGATAACCCGTCTACACTTAAGGCGGTTTACTTAGATGCGGCATTGACTCAGCCAGCACAAAACCCGCAAGGCTTAAGCTCGGATGGTGTATTTGATCAATCTGATACGGGCATTTTGTTTGGCTCCAATGACACGGTTTATTCGATCGTTATCAAAGGTGCTAATAAAAAAGAGCTTTCCTATATTCCAGAGTATGATTTAAGTGATGCTAATGCAGCGGCAACAGCTCAAGATGCAGCTGCGGCGGCAGCATCATCAGAAGCAAACGCATTAAGTTTTAAGAATCTAACAGAGGCGCTTTATACTGATTTTACTAATCGCTATTTTGGCGCATTCTCTTCTGACCCCTCAGTAGATGATTTAGGAAACCCGCCAAATGAAGGCTCAATTTACTTCAATTCTACCTCAAATGTGTTCTTTACTTGGAATGGTTCGGCGTGGATCAATTACTTCCCATCTAATCCTAATGGTCTTTTAGTTACTGCCACAGGCACGACTACACCTTTAGCTTTGGCCGTGCATCTTGCTAATTACTATATCAGTGTAAAGCTATTTGGCGCAGTTGTAGATGGTATTACTGATGACAGGGCAGCTATACAGGCATGTTGGGATTATTGTGCAGCCAATGGTAAGCGTGCATATCATCCGGCTGGTACTAGCTTAATAGGAGGCTCTGGCAATACAATTGATGGTCGCGAATATGGATTACTCATCCCTGACAAGTTAAACGTATGTGGAGCTGGCAGCCTTCATTCTATTATAAAAGCAGCCAATAATTCAGACATGGATGTGATAACAACACCTCGATCAACAGCTACAGCCGACATTTCATTAAGTGGTTTTACTGTTGACGGCAACCAAGCAAATCAGACACCTAGTGGAACACCGAATCAAACGCTAGGCGGATTCAATTTCTGGATTGATAACACAACAAGACTAAATTTAGATGATCTACTGAGTAAAGATGCTGCGGCATTCGGGTTTAGAATTGATGATTGTTACGATGTTCAAATAGGTGTTATCAGAACAGACCATGGGCCTGATATAAATGCCGACGGCGTTCACTTTAAAGATACATCAAAAGTAGTAGCAAGTATGATCTACATTCGCACAGAGGGTGACGATGGATTGATTATAAATGCGGATGATGTGGATTGTGAAGATTACTCCATAGGAAGTTTAATTGTAGAGGCTCCGGTTACCGTTGCTGCTGGACGAGGAATATATATTTCAAATTCCGAGGCCAATGCATCTGCTGGGATACAACGTAAAGTAAAAAATATTAACATCGCTAATGCAATACTTAGAGATTGTGATGCAACAGCATGTTTATTAGCTTTCGCTGAATTCGAGAATATAAATATTAATTTTGTGTCTGACAATTCTATTGTTGGTTTCGGCGCTATTGTAGGCTCAACAACAGGGACAGGTGTTACAGGGTATATTAAAAACTGTAACATAACAGGTACTATTAACAATGTTAGCCAGCAAGCTATTTTAACTACTATGTCTGATGGCGTTATCGAACATTGTAGTTTCGATTTCACTATAAATGATTGTGCTGATGGGTATGTCGGGGCTGCGATGTCCATGAAAGACAGTTTCTTGAATCTCAATATGAACTATGACCCAGCAGGAACCATGGCTAGCCCTCAGCAAGGATTGCGATGCATACCGTCAGAGGTATTTGAGAATAATATAGTCAATCTTACGGTTAATGGAGCAAATATAGGGCTGGAGGTGAATTCTGGCCATACAAATAATACTTTCAATATAGGATCTATTACTAATTCTGTATCTTTTGATGTAGATTTTAACTCTGGAAGTTCTGACAACCTACTACAAGGCAATGCCATTGCGAGCTACCAGAACGCAGGAACCAATAATAAAGTAGGTCAAATGTTTGGCATGCGTAACTACGGTCGAGTGTCTACTACTACAGACGCAAGCGGTAATGTAGTAATTCCCCACGGATTAATCGCTCAACCTGATTTTTTCAAAGCTGAATACTTTGGTGGGAATTCTTATTTATCAAATATCACAGCTAGAGATGCCACTAATTTAACTGTTCGAGTAAGGGATTACTCAGGGGGTTTAGTTACCTCATCTAGTGTTCAAATAAACTGGGAAGCTGCGGTGTTTTAAATCACATGAGAAAATTGATAAAAACCAATAACTTCAACCCAATATCAGACCCTAAGATTCTTTGCACTTGCGGCCATAAAGACTGCGACCAAAGAAGCGTAGGCCAAGAATCACTGGATAAAATACAACTCATCCGTGATGACCTTGGCGCGCCTATGGTTATTACTTCTGGCGGCCGCTGCCCTAATCATCCTGATGAAGTCAAAAAGGATAAGGCAGGTGATCACCAGTTGTGCAAAGCTGTAGATGTGCGCTGTGACAATGAAATTA